GATATCAGGTATTGTGTTTTAGATGGAGCAGACCCAGAGTGGGTAGACTTCTATTTCTTACCTTTAATTTTTTTAGAGAGTTTTCATGCTCCTGCTATTTGTTTGCAGATTGGAGAGTTTAATATCCAAATGCCAATGGATTGGAGTGTGTTGTTATGTGATGAAGATTTTGATAGTGTAGAAACACTTCCATTAGCAAGTCTTAATAATAGAGAATTTAGAGCATTAGTTATGAATCCTCTTACAAGTAGACTGCCTAACAGTGAACCTATACAAATTACAAATGTTTATCAAGATGTAAAATGGTTTTTTCCTAAACTTAAAAATGGACACTTATTATCAGTTCCATTAGAGTCAGGAGACAATCCACAATGTGCTTTGTTTGTTAAAGATGCAAATAAGGTAAAAGATATTGAAGTTGCTGATTTAATTAGTTAGGAGGATAACATGGCAAAACATAGATATAGAATAGAAGGTGGCAGATATGGAGGCGAACTTGTCTTAGGAGAAGTTAATCCTGCATTTGCTAGTTATTATGCAGATAAACAAGATGAACTTGTAGATGCAGTATTAGAATCAGAAGATTGGGAACCAGAAGAAGAGGTAGATTCTGATGCATTATTAGACCCAGAAGGTATTCCACACCCTGCAATGCCAGGTGAAGATTTTTATATGTGGGAAAATGATGAATTTGAACACATTAATAGTGCCTATGCAGATGGAGGTTTTACAGTATACGAAGTTCCAGCGGATGGTTCTGATGATTGGGACTATGATAAAGAAGTATATGAAGGAGAAGCCATTCATGTATATGGCAGAGAAGGTGGGTATTTTAGCACAGAAGATGAGCCAGAAGTCTTAAACGAAGAAGATGCAGACGGTAACAAGTATGTGCCTGTATTAGCATTTCATAGTTCAGAGAAAGGCGGCTTTGGTGCTTGGTTTGTGGAAACAGATGAACCTTTTGATGAATTTAAATTAGGATATGGTGTTGTAGAAACAAATTTAGCCGAATTTGTTGATGCTGTATATTATGATAAGGTAGAATTAGATTGTGATTACGATTATAATGATACAACCGGTAAAAGTTATGATGCACAAGTAGGTTGGTTAAATACTAAGTGGCATGACAGTATGGAAAACATACAAGAGAACTTAGATGAATATCTTGCAGAGTTTGAAGAAAATGCAGAATGGGAACGTGAAAATAGGGAATAAATGAGACGAGTATTAATATGCGGCCTGCCAGGTTCAGGCAAAACGACATTGGCAAAAAGACTATGTGAAATTATAGATAATGCTGATTGGTATAATGCTGATGATATCAGAGAAAAATTTAATGATTGGGACTTCTCACCTGAAGGTAGAGAGCGTCAAATGAAACGTATGCAGGACTATGTAAGAAAAAGTTGTGCAAAGGGTAGATATGGAATTGCAGATTTTGTTTGCCCAACACATGAATTACAAGAAGCATTTATGCCTGAGTATGTAATCTTTATGGATACTATTAAAGAAGGTAGATTCGAGGATACTAACAAGATATTTGAAAGTCCTATCGATCAAGCATCTTATGAAGTTGATGCACATATTACTGAAGACGAATGGTGGACAGAGGAATCTATAGATCAGTGGGCTAGATTAATTGCTGTTGATTTAAAGGATTGGGAGTTTCAACCTAAACAGCCTGTTACACAAATGCTTGGAAGATTTCAACCTTGGCATGAAGGACATCAAAAATTATTTGAAAGAGCATTGGCAAAACATGGCCAAGTTGCGGTGATGGTTAGAGATATGCCTATTACACAAGACAACCCATGGCAAGTAGATGATATTTGTAAAAATATAGAAATAGAACTGGCTGAATTTGCTGGTAAGTTTAGAGTTTATAGTGTTCCTAACATTATGAATATTACTTATGGTAGAGGAGTAGGCTATAAAATTGAAGAAGAAGTTTTAGATGAGGAAACACAAAAAATTAGTGCAACCAAAATCAGAGAACAAATGAGAAAGGATGGAGAACTATAACCATCCTGCTTATTCGAGGTACCCACATTTGAAGAACCCTACCGAGGCAGAACATACACCTTGGAAAAAATGGTTTGCTTGGAAGCCTGTAACATTACTATCTGGAAAGATAGTGTGGTTACAAAATGTGTATAAAAGAGAAAGGACGGTGCAATGGGTACCTCCTGCTTTCCCTGAAGGAGCATTCGATGGTATTGAATATTCTACTTGGGAAGACATAATGGAAAACAAATTTAAATAAGGAAAACAAAATATGTATCAATTTACAAGTGAAAGTGTCAGCGAAGGACATCCAGATAAAGTTGCTGATTTAATATCAGATCACATAGCACAATGGTTAATTAATCATAATTCTAATAATAGAGCCGCAGTAGAAACATTAGTTACTACAAATACTGTAATAATAGCAGGAGAATATAAAACTGATAGAGAAGAAGATGTAGAGGAATCAGTTAGAGGTATTGTAATTGATACTGTCAAGCAACTAGGTTATGAACAAGAAGGATTTCATTGGGACAAATTAAATATAGAATATTACTTACATGGGCAAAGTTCAGATATAGCATTAGGTACTGATAACTTTGGTGCAGGTGATCAAGGTATTATGTTTGGATATGCAAATAGGGAAACAGAAAATTACATGCCTTTTGCAATATCGTATTCGCATAAGATATTACAAGAACTATCTAATAGGAGAAAATCTAATTCAAAATATAAAGGTATAATTTTACCTGACAGTAAGTGTCAGTTGACAGTAAATTATGGAGCACCAAATACACCTTTAGATATTAACAATGTCGTAGTCAGTACTCAACATCATGCAGAAGCGACACAACAGCAGGTCGAAGATTTAGTAAGGGAAGTTGTAAAAGATGTTGTTCCTAAAGAGTTTTTAACAGAAAAAACAAATTACCAAATTAATCCTACAGGCAGATTTGTTATTGGTGGACCTGACGGAGATACAGGTTTAACAGGAAGAAAAATTGTTGTAGATACTTATGGTGGATATGCTCCGCATGGCGGTGGTGCTTTTTCAGGTAAGGATTTTACAAAAGTAGATAGAAGTGCGGCATATATGGCTAGATGGATAGCAAAGAATATTGTTCATAAATATGATTTACAAGAATGTTTAGTACAATTAAGTTATGTGATAGGAATAGAGGAACCGTCATCATTGTTAATATATGCAAATGGTGAACTTAGATTAGATTTAATGAACTTAATTAGAAAGGAAGTTGATTTAACACCTAAAGGAATTATAGAATGGTTAGGATTATTAAATGTAATATTACCTGACACTACAAATTACGGACATTTTGGTAAAGAACCTACTGGCAATAGTTTAATAACCTGGGAAGAATATACATTATGATTTTAAATTTTAAAGACTCAATAAGAACAGTACCAGACTTTCCTATAGAAGGAATACAGTTCAGGGACATTACAAGCATGTTAGAAAGCCCACATGCGTTCAACAAAGCATGTGTTGACCTTACTAAAGTATGTATGCAATTTGATGCTACTAAAATTGTTGCAATAGAAAGTAGAGGATTTATTTTTGGCTCTCCTATAGCAAGAGATATGGAATTACCCTTAATATTAGCAAGGAAACCAGGTAAGTTACCCAACCCCACCTATCAAAGAAGTTATAAACTAGAGTATGGAGAATCAACTTTACATATTCAACGAAATTCTGATATAAACTCTAAAGATAAAATTGTTATAGTAGATGACTTAATTGCTACAGGCGGAACAGCAAAGGCATTAGCAAGTTTGATAGCACAATGTTGGAAAGTACCTAAAGAAAATATTTTAATTTTAGCCGTTATAGACTTGCCCGATTTAGAAGGAAGTGCTATAATAGAGAAAGAAGGATATAATGTTGAGACACTAATTGAATTTGAAGGAAAATAATGTCACCTAAAAAGAATCCAGCCCTACCTTTAAAAGATGTAATGGCGGCAATAGATAAAAAAGATAGAAATTTTTATACTAATCTTAGTGCTGAACAAAAGAAGGCATTTAGTGCCTGGATGATGATGAGATATTGCAGTAGTGTACAAGGTAGAGATGCCGCAAATTATATCTATATGACAAATGAATTACTTAATAGATATCATAAAGTTGAATATAAGGTCCCACAACATCCTGAATTACAATGGTTATTATTTACTGCATGTGGAGTAGGTAAGGTACAATTTCATCCTTTTTTAAAACCGCCTAATGCAAAGAAGAAAAATAATAAAGTATTTGACTTTATATACAGTATATATCCACATATGAAATCAGAGGATATTAATAATTTAATAGAAATAAACAGTAAAGAAGAACTTAAAGAATTAGCAGAAGCACACGGATACGATGACAAATCAATTAGAGAAATCTTTGGAAAATAATTTCACATGTAAATGGTGTGGAAAAAGTTTTAAGAGTGAACGAACTCTTAGTGTTCATATGTGTGTTAAGAAAAGACGTATGGCAGATAAGGATTTAACACATACAAGATTAGGTTATAGAGTTTTTCAAATGTTTTATGAAATGAACACAGCGGCCACTAAATCAAAAACTTATGAAGATTTTGTAAAAAGCCAATATTATGAAGGGTTTGTAAAGTTTGGTAGAAGTTGTGTAACAAACGAATATTTAAATCCAGAACAATTTGCAGAATGGCTTATAAAGGAAGGTAAAAAATTAGCAGATTGGCATAAGGATAGTCTTTATGACGAATTTTTATTAGTATATGTAAAAAAAGAACCTGGAATGAAGGCATTAGAAAGAACAATCATTTATCTTGACAGTTGGGGTAAAGAAAATAATAAACCTTGGCAGGATTATTTTAAAGAGGTTACATCAGCAAGAGCAGTACATGATATAAGAAGTGCTAAAATATCTCCCTGGATGATATATCTTTGTAGATCTGGTGATGACTTATTAGTAAAATTTAGTGACGAACAGGTTAAAATGATAGAACATATTATAGATGCAACATTTTGGATGAAACAGTTTGCAAATAATAAAGAAGAAGTAGCGGAAGTTAAAAATGCATGTGAGGTTGCAGGAATATGAAGGAGAATAGAATGGAAATGTGGGATATGCCCGAATTAATTGAATTGACAGAAAAATGGCACGTTGATAGAAATCTTATTGATGGTGCAACTAGTAAAGATCAAGTATTAAAATTAATACAGGAAGTTGGAGAATTATCTGATAGTGTTTGTAAAGGTACAGACGTAAAAGATGATATTGGAGATTGTTTGGTAATATTAATCAATATTGCTAAAAGAGAAGGCACAACATTAGAAGAATGTTTAAATGTTGCATATAATGATATCAAGGACAGAAAAGGTCGTATGGTAGATGGTATATTTGTTAAGGAAGAGTAATGAATAAAAAACAAGAAATGTTAGTAATAACAATGGAAGAATGTGCTGAACTTAGTCAGGCATGTAGTAAACTAATTCGTTTTGAAGATGATCGCAGTGAACAAGACCTTGTAAACTTGCAAGATGAGATAGGTGATGTGATGTGTATGATTGATATTATGAAACATAGCGGACTTGTCAGTGAAGAACAAATTGAAGAACGCAAGAAAGTTAAAAAAGAAAAACTAATGAAGTGGAGTTTATTGTTCAGTGAAGATTGATTTTGATGTAGATATCGATATGGCTAATAGAGATGACTTTCTCAAGTTAGTTAATCATACACCTGCAAGTATTGAAAAAGATAGTAACTTTACTAAACATAATACTGGTGTCTACTTTCAAAATATTCCTAAGTTTCCTTTAGAAGGTTACAGTACAATAGATCATAAACAAGCAGAAGAAGATGGATGGTTTAAAGTAGACTTTCTTAATAATCATATATACGAAAATATTATAGATGAAACACATCTTGATAAACTAATAGCAACTGAGCCTATGTGGGAATTGTTTACACACAAGGAAGTTGTTGAAAAATTATTTCATATAAGCAATCATTGGGATATTGTTAAACAACATCCTCCTAAAAGTCTTGAACAACTAGCAATGATACTTGCTATGATACGCCCAGGTAAAAGGCATTTGGTGGGAAAGGACTGGAAGGTTATTGAGGAAGATGTTTGGGTAAAACCAAATGATGATACTTACTTTTTCAAGAAGTCACATAGTTATGGATATGCTTTGGCTATAATTGTACAATTAAATTTATTGTGTGAAGATTAGTCTATTTTTCTTACTAGTTGAATACCACGTCTTTTTATTCTCTTTTTAATTAAATTTTGTAAAGATGTCATAGGTCCAAATATAATTTCTATATCTTTCATTACAAAAGTTCTCAAAAGATTTTTATAAGGTTTCATTTCATGAAATAAAAATATATCTATTGGTAATTGTCTATTTGATTCCCACCACCAAGTCTCACCTAATTCTAAGAAATCTTTTTTTAATTCGTTATTAGGAATTTTATCTAAATCGTAGAATGTAAGTATACTGTTATCATGATTGATAACAATACCTATGTATTCATTGTCACCATATTTGATGCCGGTCAAGAACGGATAACGTTCTTCTGTTTGTTTGATAAGTTCTTCTTTCTCCACAAAACTATTTAGTATAAATATTGATAAATAGTACAATATAAAGAGTTTATTATGAGCCAAAACGACCACAAATTATACTTATATGATAATAATATCGATTTAGTAATTGGTACGGATGGACTATACGTGGATAACAGACCTATGAATAATAGAAAATTAATTGCCCATAAAGGGTTAACAAACGAATTGCTGTTCAGTATTAGGAACAGAGATAGAAAATTACAAAATGTTTTTAGTGATACCTTAAGTGCGTATCTTATAAATCCTACAACTAAAAGACGTTTGTTCTATAAACTTTTAGAGCATACTAGTAATGTAGGTCAAGTTAAATTGGTCTTAGATGAGGGCGATTTAAGAAATGTCACAGCAGGATTATATAGAATTTACATAGCAAAACAGGATTCTTCAGGTACAGACAAGCCTGTATATTCAGACCAGAATAACGGATTAGTTTTTGATATACAGATTACAGAACAAATAGATCAATCTCCAACACCAACTCAGAGTGCAAACACATTTTTACAAGTAGCATCTACTACAGATGGTGATCCAGCAAATGTTTTTACAACAAGTGCTTTTTCAGGTAATCAAGACAGAAACTTTCCAAATGCATTACATACAATAGCAATCTACCCAGATGCATATACTGGAAATATTGATGTACAGGCAAGTCTAGTTGAAAGTGTACCCGATACGAATAATTTAAGTACAGATTGGGTAACACTTGAAAGTAATATTCCTGTAACAAGTAGTAGCAAAATAGTATCGAGAAACTATAACGTAAATGCAAATTGGATTAGAATTTTACATACTCCAACATCAGGTAATATAAGCCAAGTACAAGTCAGAAACTAGTTGACTTTTAACATTATATCCTGTATAATAATACTATGGATATAGACTTTTTAGTTGAGAGTGTACACCGCCTCCTTTTAGATAATTTACCAGTTAGAACAGGTAAAACACCTAGTGGCTGGAACACAATGGATTGTCCAATGTGTAGTGATAAAAGAAAACGAGGCGGATTAATAACTACCGGCGCAAAAATATCCTATAACTGTTTTAATTGTGGCTTTACTACTGGTTGGGAACCTAACCCTACCTTAGGCAAAAAGTATAAAGACTTAGCAACCAGATTAGGTGCAACAGACGAAGATGTACATAAAGTCACAATTGAACTTTTAAAATATACAGAAGAATTAGAAACAGAAAATACATCAGACTATGTATATTCTATAGCAAAATTTAATACAATAGATTTACCAGACAATGTTGTTACTGTAGATGATTTAAATGATGATCATACTATTAAACAATATGCAGAACAAAGAGGACTACTTGGTCTATATCCACTGCTATACTTTAATGAAAAGTTGTACAAGCAGAGATTAGTAGTCCCCTTTACCTATAACGGTGAACTAGTTGGCTGGACAGCAAGGCATATTAATCCGCCTGATAAAACAACGCCTAAATATTTACATAATATGCAATCAGGATATGTTTTTAATGTAGATAAGTTCGCAGATACAGAAAGAGAAATTGTTATAGTGACAGAAGGGGTATTTGATGCTATAATGATTGATGGAATAGCAATACAGGGTAATAGTGTTGGTCCTGAGCAGGCACATCTAATAGAAAAATTAGGTAAAAGAATAATTGTATGTCCTGATAGAGATGAAGCAGGTAAAGATTTGATTATGCAGGCCGCTGAACTAGGGTGGGAAGTAAGTTTCCCGCCTTGGCATGTGGATTGTAAAGATGCCGCAGATGCAGTTAATATGTATGGAAGATTAGCAACAGTGAGCAGTATAATAAAACATGCAACTAACAATAAACTTAAAATAGAAGTAAAGGCAAAAATGTTATGAACAAAAAGTTTAATCATTGGAAAAAAGTTTGCAAGTTACATTGGAAGGAAATTGTCACTATGTCTATAGCATTACATTGGATTGTAGACTTGTTAATTTTAGGACCAATAGTTTTCTTTTTAGGGTATATGTTTGGAGTACATGTAGGACATTAATATGAAATTAATAGCAAATGGTTGTAGTTTTACTTTTGGGCATAAGGACTCTGAAAATAGTATGGCTCCAGATTGGGTATGGCCTAGTCGTTTTAACGGCACAAAAGGATTTACTGATGTTACTAATTTAGCAGTTGAAGGAGGCTCTAACGATAGAGTTGTTAGAACTACTATTGAATATTTTGAAAAAAATAAAGGAATAGATTTGAACAATGTAGTATTAGTAGTACAACATCCTACGCCTAATAGGGGAGAATGGTTTAATATAGCAAATAAATTGTGGATAGGATATGTAACAACAATGGAAGATGTATTATA